CTAACATTATCTTTCACGGAGAACATAAAAGTGGAAAAAAGACTATTCTAAATAAATTTATTGACAAGTTATAACATAATAATAAATCACAAATTAAGGAACACGTTATGTCGGTGAATTGCGCTCACGGAAAATGAATCAAGTTTGTTCGTGAAGATTTAAAACAGTTTGCAAAGACAAATATTCTACATAACAATGATTTATCTTTCAAGAGTGTTGTTTTATTAAATGCGGATACGTTAACTATTGACGCTCAATCTGCACTACGTAGATGTATTGAACTTTTTACAAACAATACACGTTTTTTCATTGTTGTGGAGAATATTGATAAACTGTTGAAGCCGATATTATCTAGATTTTGTCAAGTGTACATTCCAAGTCATTTACGATTGTTGAAAGATATTCAGTATTGCCCCAATACGTCGTCAAATATATTGGAAGATGTGGATGAAGTGAATAAAAAATTGGAAAAAATAATTCAAAAAAGCAAAACAAATGTTTTTATAATGGTTGAAAAATGTTATGAGAATGGAATCTCTGCATTGGATGTTTTACATTTTTACAAATTATTTCCTGAGAAGTTGCATAATCATCAAAGTTTAGAAAGTGTATTGTTTGCCTTTGCCAAAATGAAAAAAGAATTTCGTAATGAAAATTTTTTACTCTTTTTTTTGTTGAATTTGATGTTTATAAGTTTAGAAGAAGGTTTAGAAAATCTAACATTTATGTAAAAAAAGTTATATTTATTTATTATGGATGATTTCTTACTTCCCAGTCTTAAAGAATCAAGATTTGAATGGGCCTCACGTCTAACAAATATTTTAACACCTCATATTATTGATGGTGTAGTTTCTATCTTTGAAGAAAGTTGTAAATTATGTAGGGATACAAATGAACCTGAAAAATATTTGATGACATTTCAAAATTTTTTATCCAGAATTCCCAAATGGAATGAAAATATGATTGAAACAGAAACAAAGCGAATCGTAGAAAAGTCGCATTGTAAGTATTTAGAAGATTTGGTGATTTGTGTTCATATTATTCAATTGAAACTTTTATCAGCTATTCGTGTTTGTTCGAAACAAAAGAAAATTGATATCAATGTTCCCAAGTTGAATACTTTTATCCATAAAGTTTATATTTCTGTAGCGAGGAAATTTTACAAGAATGCTTATCTTTTTGAAACAGGGATTTCAAGATTAAAAAAACAACAGAATATGTCTGAGATTGAAAAATATGTTGAAGATTGTATTTTGATTGCGATAAGAGAGAGTATTCCAATTGAAGATTTATTGAAAGCATATATGGCAGATACTTTTGAAGATGAATATAAGGAAGAAATTCAAGAAATTAAAGAAGAAGTGATTCAAAATGGTGGTGGTGGTGGTACTACAGATAAGCCAGTAGTAGAAGAACAAGAAAAAGAACAAGAAAGTATAAAGATATCCGCTGAAGAAATTAATACGGTTGAACCTACTTCTATTCCTACTCCTAATCCAGTTTTTCTTGAAATCCCCAAGTTGGAACCTTATATTGATGAAGGATTGGAAAAATCCATTACAGAAAAACAAAAAGTTTCATTTGAACCTTCTACAAAATTTGATAACAATATTAAAATACACGATGATGTAGTCAATTTAGACGTTATGAATTTAACTAGTGATACAACAAAGGTGGAGAGTGATTTAATTTTGAATGATATTGAAGTTTTGTATTAAAATTCAACTCGTCTAAATATTCAAAAACTCGTGTAAAAAAAGAGAAATAAAAACTTTTCAAAAAATAAAATAAAATAATATGAATTCCTTTGTTGTCGCCTTTGTAGTTTCTTTGATTTTTGTGATTGTTAAATTTGTGGAAATGAGATTTGTTGCAAAAGATAATTATCCTTTGAAGTTGTTGGTGAAAGAAAGTTTGTTTGTATTTTTTAGCGTTATTGTAGGTCAATTTGTTGTCGAACAATGCAACCCAGAAGAATTACTCAAATTTGACAATAATATGTCTGCCCCGGAGGTGTTTATTACCAATCCAGATTTCTAAGAATATTCAAGCATTTTGTCAATATCCACAATGGGAAGAACAACATCATGGTCTGTTTCATCTAAATTACGAACAAAAATAAAATCTGAAAACTCGGATCGCTCCAATTGTAATTGGGGAGTATGAGAATGTACGTTGCGCGCAATTTTTTTGTATAAAAGAAAATCTGGATAACGTTCTTCGCCACTGCGTTTATACAAAACACTTTTTTTGGAATCATCCATACACCACTCGGATATTAATCTAAAAACTGGATTCTTTATTTTTTCAGGATTAAATGTTTGCTTCAAATCATCATCAGAAAGTATAAAAAAATCTATCATAGAGCAAGCCAATCTACATAAATCAAAACTCGGGTTGGGGTCAACCCTCGGCTTCTTAGGGTCATAGAATGGTTCGGTATTGTATTGTGTGGAGGCATCATTGCCCTTTGAGAAACAATCACTAAAATAACGTTTTTTATTTAGTTCGTAGATGGATCTTCCGAAATCAATTACTTTGAATATTTTTCCAAATGTTGGAACCTTATAAACAATATTTTCAAATTTGTAGAAAAGGAATTCTTCCTTTGTTGTTATGTACATTATGTTGTTTGTATGTAAATCGTTGTGGGTAAAATGAAAACATTTTTGGAAAGTAATCAATGTCATTATAACTTGCATCAACATAGCAAACCATTCTTGATCTGTTTTAAATTGTTTCGTGTTTATTAAATGATCTAATGTATTAAGACATTTTTCCATTGCAATAATCTGAACTGGAAAATTAGATATTGTCGCTTCATAGGAAGAACCATTGTGTAAAAAAGAATAATCGCTAGAACTGCACGTGCTATAAACCGTACTTTCTAAGTCATTTAAGTCTTTTTCTTCTTCTTCTAAATCTTCTTCTTCTTCTAAATCTTCTTCTACAACTTCTAAATCGTCTTCTACAACTTCTAAATCGTTTTCAAATTCTAAATCATTTTCTTCTTCTAAATCATTTTCTTCCAAATCTTTATCCAAATCTTCATCCAAGTCTAAATTTTTTAATCCTGATTCCAATTCATCTAATGTATTTTCTACATTTTCCAAATCTGTTTCTTGAATATCTGGATTATTTAAAATTGTTTTTAGTTCTTCGTTTTTCGTTTCTATTTCATCTATTATACTCATTGAAACAGTTGTATCCATTGTTTCTCTTGTATCCATTGTTTCTCTTGTATCCATTGTATCACTTGTATCCATTGTATCATTTGAATCCATTGTATCACTTGAATCACTTGAATCACTTGAATCACTTGAATCACTTGTATAAATTGAATCATCATCTTCATCAGCTTCGTCTTCGTCTTCGTCTTGTTCTTCGTCTTTAAGAATGTTATCAACGGATACAATGGAAGTAGCATCTTCCTCTGCTTCTTCTTCTTCTAGTTCCTGATTTTCTAACGTTTCAACATCAATTTCATCTGTTTGTATGTCATCTTGATAAATGTCTAATATATTTGGTTGTTGTTTTTTGTTTTTCAGGTACGTGCAAGTTTGTTTATTGCCTTTTTTATTTTTTTCATACACATCAAATAAACTACCTTTGTGATGAAGAAAAAAAGAGCAATCTTCTAAATATTCCATATCTTCCGTAATATCAAACGAATACTGTTGTTGAATAGCAGAAAACGTACCATAAAACTTAACTGCGTTTGGAAATTTATATTTTTCAATTAAAACATTATTCAAATAAACAAAAAGCATTTCTGTATAGGAGCAATTCATTTCATCAAAAAGTTTCGGGTTTGACCCTTTAGGGGCGGTTTCCAAAGAAGGTAAAACAGTTTCCATTGTTTTATACTTTCCAATAATAAATCGGAAAGGATCCAGTAAAGGAGCATACTTGATAAATATATCTTCTTTAAAAACTTCTCCTGAAATGGTATCTTTCACCGTTTCTATATCTACTAATTGCAACCGGCTTTTAAAGGATACGTGATTGAAATTATTGTCTTTAAGAAGAAAAAAGTTATTGAAAATGGGACAGTAGTTTTGTATGTTGCTAATTCCATTTTCTGCAAAACTACAACACAGTTTTTTGTTCTTGACCTTTGTGTATAATATATTCATTTTTTATTTTCCCTCTAACCTTTTATTTTCTTGTATAAACACGCGTCAAAACAAAAGAAAAAAATGAATGTTATAAAAAATAAAATAAAAAAATTTTAAAAATAAAAAATGACACTTGAATTGAAAAAGTTTGATATGAGAACAATAAGTTTCAAAACGACTGAAAACAAAGGTCCTGTAGTTGTTCTAATTGGAAGAAGAGATACGGGTAAATCTTTTTTAGTTCGTGATTTATTGTATTATCAGCAAGATATTCCTATTGGCGTTGTTATTGCTGGAACAGAAGAAGGGAATGGATTTTATGGAAAATTGGTTCCTAAATTATTTATTCATAATGAATATAGTACTTCAATCATTGAAAATATTTTGAAAAGACAAAGAACTGTTTTAAAACAAATCAAAAAAGATTTGGAATCTTTTAAAAAAAGCACAGTGGATGCAAGAACGTTTGTTATTTTAGATGATTGTCTTTATGACAATACTTGGTCGAGAGATAAAATGATGCGTTTGCTTTTTATGAATGGAAGACATTGGAAAATAATGTTGATTATAACAATGCAGTATCCATTAGGTATTCCACCTACCTTAAGAACGAATATAGATTTTGTTTTTATCTTACGCGAGCCCTATATAGCAAACCGTAAACGTATTTATGAAAATTATGCAGGTATGTTTCCAAC